GTTCGTATGTTTATTCCATTGCCGGTTCTTTTAATCTCCATACTGCTGATCGCGGTCATAATCATCGTCCTTCTCTCGAAGATCTCCAGACAAGAGAAATTGATCGCCCGGTACATCCGGCGCACTGTAGCGCAGCCAAAAGAATCGCAAATGCGAGAGCCAAAGGTTGAAACAAGATCCGTCATGGTCGCGAATGATCCTGACGACTGGAGCAAAGGCCACTTATCTGGATTCGAGGAAGTGGTCCCTCCAAGTGATAGATCATGAAATGCCCGTATTGTAACCACGCGGTCCCGGACGAATCCGTCTTCTGCATGATCTGCGGGGAGCGGATCGCCCGGAAGAAACGCGAAAAAAAGCCGCCCACGAAGTACCCGAAGTACCGGGTCCTTGCCGACGGCAGCCTGCTCGGCCAGCTGATGGTGAACGGCGCACGTGAAACCATCAAGGCCGAGAACGAGAAACAATATAAAGCAAAGATCGACGCGCTCCGCTCCGGCATCGCCGAGATGAAAGCCCATCCGGAGAAGCGCCCACTCAGGCAGGTCCTGCGGGAGTACATTGACAAGAATGACGGCGTTCTGTCCCCGTCCACCATCTGCGGATATGAGATCATATACAAGAACCGCTTCAAGGCTTATATGCCTCTACCTGTGGGCAAGATCGATCACCAGGCGATGGTGAACGACGAGGCGAAAGAAACATCTCCCAAGACTTTGAAAAACGCCTGGGGCCTTGTTTCTGCCTCATACAGGGACGCAAAGATTCCGGTCCCGGAAGTAAACCTGCCTGCAATTCCGGAATCGAATGAAGACTTCCTGGACTATGAACAGATCCAGACCTTCCTGAAGGCCGTTGAAGGAGACCGATGTGAAACGGCCGCGCTTCTCATGCTGCACGGTCTCCGGATGTCAGAGCTGCTGAAGTTGGATGCGGCGAGTGACATCACAGAGACGGACATCTTCGTCCGTGGGGCAATGGTCCCGGATAAGAACTTCAAGCTGGTGGAGAAGAAGACGAACAAGAACCGGACCTCCACCAGAACCGTGCCCATCGTGATCCCCCGCCTGCAGCAGCTGATCCCTGAATCCGGGAAAGTGGTCACGGTCCCCCGCTCCACGCTGAACCGGCGAGTCGTCGAGATCTGTACCGCTGCCGGTCTCCCGCCCTGCTCCCCTCACGATCTCAGGAGATCTTATGCCAGCCTGGGATACCATCTCAAATGGTCAGAGCGCACCATCATGGTCCTGGGCGGCTGGTCCAACATCGAGACCGTTCACAAAATCTATGTCAAGCTGGCGCAGAAAGACGTCAATGCCGACGTCCAAGCCATGCGCGATTACTACGGATTTACTACTGGCTGACCCCTGCAAAACGGTAGTAAATCCGTAGTAATTTTACCGTTTATGTGCCTTTACGGACGTAAAAAACCGCTCACAGACTGCTACGAACGCCTGAAAGAGTGTGTAACAATTATCATCCAAAAGTTGCTGAAAATAAAGAAAAGACGGGGAAATTCATCATTTCCTCGTCTTTTTATATGGCGGAGAGAAAGGGATTCGAACCCTCGCCGCCGAAGCCAAACAGCCAGTAATTACTGGTGCTTTCTACACTTGGTAGTAATTTAGTAGTAATTATTTCTCTTTGTCTTCGACCAGCTCTCCGAAAATCGGAGCCATGACGACCTGCTCTGCGTTGGCAGCGTCCGCCATGCCCTCACCGATGATGTAGGCGATGACAGAAGCCGCCGACATGATCACGCCTGAGATGGTCTCCACCGTCTCCCCGTCAACCTTGAACGCCATCAGCAGGCCGCTGACCAGCCCGATCACAGCCAGCCAGAATTTCCTCGAAGTGAGTTTCCGTTTCCAGTCAATAGCCATTATTCTGCCTCCTGAAAGATTTTGCACACGCCGTCAAATTCCTTCTTGACCTCTTCGGCGGATTCCGCCACCATGTTGTAGGCCGCTTCTTTCGTCACGACGATGAATACTTTCTTGTCCATGTTATTTCTCCTTCAGAAATTGGATTGCGGTCTTGATCTCCGCTATGTCTGTACTGATTTCCCCGAATCGTTCCGCGTAGCCATTGTGTGTGTCCAGCTTCCGGTCCACGGTCTGCATCCACATTTCAAGTTTCGCGTCCCTCTGTGCTTCTGCGATCTTCTGCTTGCTTGCCACTGCCCGATTGTTAATCAGGCAGACGATGACGGCCACAAGCCCTGAAATGATCGAGGCAATAACGGTTGCCTGCGCCGGCGTAAGATTCTGCATCGGTGTCACCCCCGCTCCATAAGTTTGGCCCAGCTCATCGGGCCGACTGCTCCGTCTGCGTCAAGCTGATGCTCCTGCTGGAACTGCTTGACCTTCTCCGTAAGCACCTGCCCCCAGATGCCGTCAACCAAAACACTGTATCCTCTGCATTTAAGCAGAGATTGCAACAGCCATACCTCAGGCCATCCCGTGCAATGCTCGTCAATCACCCTTGGAGGCCATGTTTCAATCTTTTGTTCTTCTGTGTTTGACTCGGGTTCTGGTTTTACTTGACCCACAGTTGACTGTCCACTGAGGTCAAGCTCTTTCCTGATCCGCAGTGCCGCTTCATATCGTGCCTGAACATTGTTGACAGCGGGCCGCTCATACTCCCGGCAGATACGGTCAGTGCAATCCCAGATTGCTTCTGCGGTTTTCAGGAAAGATAGCAGTCCGGAATACTCGTCCCGAAGCTCCATAATCGCGAAATCGACTTGAAGCTTCAAATCGTCAATAGGTCTCTGCATGACATTCGACAGATCCCACAGATTCCGCTTGCGCTGTGGATAAGTCCACTGCGCCAGGCCGAACCCCTTTTGATCCATCGCAAAACTTTCCCGGGTATGCGTCCTGCTGTTGACGGCGTTCACATAGGCTTTGCTAATTGCTCTGCTTGCCTGATAGTCTCCCTGAACTCTGTACGGTTCACAGCCAGACTCACATTCCCAATTGCCGAGCATACCGAGCGCACCGGCTTCAGAAAGACCGTATCCTCGGAGTAGGTTGTAAATAGTCTGATGATAGCTCATTTCTTACCCTCCAACAGGTAGTTAATCCAAACGTCTAAATCGTCTGCGCTCATGGCTCTCCTCCTGAAGCTCCCATGAAAAAGATGATGACTGCCGATACGACAGCAAAGTAAATCATAATTCGCACAAGTAGCATATCGGCATCCCTCCTGTTATCTTTTGACTCCTGTGAAATATCGCTTTCAAAATCATGCGCTGTCTGGTATAATAAGGCATAGAAAGGAGTGTTCGCGGTGGTTTATGTCCCCTTCGTTTTTGGCGCCCCGTCTCGTTCTGCTGCTGAGTGCAAGCAGCCTGATCTTGGTAATGTTAAACCAACCTTTGCAGAATGGGTTCCTGAATTTGGAAAAACAAGTATATGCGAAGCAGAACCTTGGTACTGTTCTTGGTGTCATCACTCTGAACCAGTCCGTGTAGAACGTAATACCCAAAATGGTAAACGTTACGGGAAAGTGCTTCCTTTTCCAGACAAATGCCCGTCTTGCGGATTGCGAATGTTGAATAGCGATTGGCCCTTGCCCCAGAATTAACCGGGGCTTTTCTTGTGCCTATCTCGTGAAAATCATGGTGAAATCACGAGATAGGTTCGTCACTTATTTAGGCCTGTCAATTTTCGAGGCACGAAAACCCCAGTATTTACTGGCCTTTTCAGCCCATGCCAGAAAACCAATTTAAGTGACTAACGTATTAGTACACAATATTCATGCCGAAATTCTTTTTCCCGGGCCACTCCCATTGCATCAAGTCTTGCCAGTTTTCCACACCCCATACATCTGCATAATTTTCCTTTTCAGCTGAAATTCTATGTTCCATGAAACTATGCATGTGCTGCCAGCCTTTTGTTTCAACAACTGGATCTCCGCCAGATCGGTGCGGGTACATCTTCGCTCTCATAATCGCCATAATGCCCATCTCGATGTCTCCGCCCATCTGCTCAAGAAAAATGGCAAGCTCATCGTTGGTCATGTGCCTGATAACGTCACCGTAGGTTTTGATGTCTCTGTTGCAATCTTCCGGTTTCAGCATGGTGTTGCCTCCTTGACAGTCATGATAAAATGTTCTGTGAGGTGATGCCCTATGACTGAGAAAGAAACTCAGCGAGGCCGTCCCCGTTTTGGATCGGAGAAAGAGAAGGGTGAGAAGTTCGTGAAGTTCTCATGCACTCTTCCCCCTGATGTCTATGCAAGGCTCGACAAGTACTGCACAGACGAAGAACGTTCCAAAGCGTGGGCATTGAGTAAGGCCATCATCCCTTGGCTTGAGGAGAGGGGTTACTGAGGGTAGCCCCTCCCCTTCTTCATTTTATCACGTGCGGGGTTCTCTGTAAATAATTGGGTTCTCCGTAAACACTAAAGTAGGCCTTTAACTAAGAATCAATTCTTGTGGCTGAAATACAAACTTCCGTCCTGTGTGTCATACATTGTCGGTTCTTTCCCTGTATTCACATAAATCGCAGTATTGATTCCTGCATAGGTTCCAACCTCGTTATATGCCGCTTGTTTATAATGGAAATCATCTTTCATAAGATCCCGTTCTTTCATCCCGGCGAAATCAGTCGAAACCATAATAACATTTTCCATCTCTTGGCAGATCTCATTTTGTGCGGTCATAATCGTGCTATAGTCATATCCACTTGATCCATTATAGTTTCCAATCTTAATAACAAATATCTTTTCGATTCCACGATCAAACCATTCTTCTGCAAATGCAGTAAACATTGTTTTATAATCTGCTTTTGTTGTGCTTATGTCTCCATCCGTTTCGCCTTGGCACCAAAGTATATACCTGTGTCTGATGGTGTAACCGTTTGTTGTCAGGTATGTAACAGCAGCATCATACCGATCTTCCGCATCTTCATCTCGTGCGGTATCTGGTTGCCAGTATGCAATCTGCGTTCCTCCCTCGCTCGCTGAAACGCCTACAATTGGGCATTTTGTGTGCTTATAATAAGCGTTAATAAATGCAGGAATCATGTCTCCGGACTTTGCTTTATTTCCTCCAAGGTAATCATATATTGCACCGCTTACATTCTCATCAATTCCAAAAGGCTCTGTGATTGTATATAATTTTGTTGGATCAGAGATTGCCCGGAATTCATATCCTGCTCCGCTAACCAATGCGGGAGCTTGCGATCCTGTCCCTCTTCCTGCCATGTTGCTCTGTCCCATAAACATGAACAGATCAAATGCGTTGTACGTGTCAGATTCACCTTCAAGTGCTGACAACCTTGCATCTGTCTCTTCATATGACATATAATGCGGGCCTATTTCTTCAATCCCTTTTATGTCATACATATTGGCTTCATGCCTTGCACCATTACTCAGACAAATACCACAGCAAATATCGTCTTTAGTAAAACCGTTTCCTTGTGTGCCATACAAATCTAAAGGATAAATCCATTCATCTTGGAAAACAGGAACTTGCTCATCATTGTTTACAATGTAAATTGCAACCTTTTCTCCATTCCTTTTCCATACAATTTCTGTATCGTTTGTTAATGATGGGCAAGATGAATTTCTGCAAACGCCAGGCAATTGAGTAATAGTCCCGTCACTTGCTTTACAAAGACCGACATTCCCTGCTGTGGCATTTATAATAACGGTTACACAATAATCAGAATTCCCTAAAATACTGATTCTATAACTGTCTGCCGCATAATTTTGTTTCCAGTGCACTTCCATATATTTATGCTTCATAATTCCATAAACATAGTTTACAGAGATAGGATCTTGTGAAACCGCCTGATATGAAACAGAGTTAATAGTTTTAGTGATTATTTTATAGACAGAAGGTTTTACTTCAAACAGAGACAGAGATGTTTCCTCAAAATTCGTTGCATACACATTGAGTTTATTTTCAAGACCTGTGTTTAAGCTTAAAGTCAATTGATCAATTTCATCAAATGCGGTCTTTACAAGATGTTGAGAAGCTGCTTTTAATTTTGACGAACCTTCTTCAGATACAATACTAAATTCAGGATAATATATATTTACATTTATCCCTCGAACATATGCTATCAGTTCTCCGGAAGCATCAGCTGTTAATGTTGATGTACCAACAGTCCCAACATTAACATTATTACTGCCACCTTCAACATAAATAATTCCTGTTCCGGCTTCAAGAACATCTATAACAATCTGATCCCCAGACGATAACATGATCCCGGTTTTTTCGGAATGGTATGTATCAGATGTCGATAGTACATTCTTTGAAAAATATTTTTTGTTTAAGAAGTTAATTGCGCTCTTTAACTCAGGAATCTGGTTTTCCTCAACGTCACTTAATTGGCGATTCAAATCATCAACTTCAGCCGCCAGATCGGAGTAATCCTGGGGGATAGAGTCGAGGACTTCCGCCCCCTTATCCTCCACCGCCTGCGCCTGCGTTGCCCCTGCCTGATTGACGGCGGCCACCTGATTCGCGCCCGCCTGGTTGACTGCGCCGGTCTGCGTCGTGCCCGCCTGATTCACTGCGTTGACTGCGGTTGTCCTGGCGCTGCCGACTGCAGCCACGGCAGACGTCTGTGCCTCGCGGATCGGGCCCTGGACGAGCTCGGCCTTCTGTTCCTCAGTCAGATCCTCATAGGTCATCGGATCGCCCTTCGGTCCTTCCGGTATTCCAAATTCAAAAACGCCGTTGTTATAGTTCGCTGTCGCTTGATTTCCCGGCTCGAGTGTGGTTGCAGTTGCGGAAACATCCGTCAGCAGTTCCGCTGCT